CCTATGTGGCCATGGCTACACGCCGGTAGAAAGCCGGTATCTGGTCCGAAATATTTTGCTCATTCGTATTTACATTATGTATAGATTTGATTGGATAGAAAACAAAGAAACAAAAGAAAGTGCCTTAATAATACAAGAAGGTCCTTATGAGAATGTTATTTTTATTTTTAAGGATGGCAGAATAATATTAAAGGATGAAAATGGAGAACCTTTAGATTTGGAAAGTGTAGAGGAAATCCCTATTGACTTTAAGTATGAAGTGTTGTATAATCCTAATGAAGTAGATGTTTTGACAAGCGATTTTAAGAATGCTTTAGGTGATATCTTTATGACGGTGTTACAAGAAAGCGTGCAGAATGAAAATTATAATTTGGTGAATGATGAGAATAGAAACGACAATACTGAGCAACCTGATTCATAATGAGGATTATACTAGAAAGGCAATCCCATTTATCAAGGAAGAATATTTCCAAGATCAGGTAGAGAAGGTCATATATAAAACTATCTGGGATTATGTAGATAGATATAAAAATAATCCAGATGTTGAAGCATTATTGATTGAGATTGGTAAGGCAACATATACAGATGACCAATATAAATCTGCTACTGATTATCTTTCTGAAAAAATAACTGAATCAAAAGTAGAGCTGCAATGGCTCTTGGATGAAACAGAGCAGTGGTGTAAAGACAAAGCCATTTATCAAGCCATACTCAATGGCATCCAAATCATAGATGGAAAAGATAAGGACAAAACTCCTGAGGCTATTCCAACTATTCTTACAGAAGCTCTTTCAGTGTCCTTTGATACACACATCGGACATGATTATCTCGAGCAGTCAATAGACCGATATGAGTTTTATCACACAGTAGAAGATAAGATTCCATTTGATTTGGATTATTTCAATCGTATTACTAAAGGCGGACTTCCAAAGAAAACTCTAAATGTATGTCTTGCCGGCACAGGTGTTGGTAAGTCATTATTCATGTGCCATTCAGCATCAGCTACTCTAATGCAAGGCAAGAATGTATTGTATATTACTTTAGAGATGGCAGAAGAAAAGATTGCAGAGAGAATAGATGCCAATCTAATGAATATCTCAATGGAAGATTTGCATGACCTTCCACGACATATGTATGAAGATAGGTTTGGTAAAGTCCAAAAGAAAACTCACGGCAGATTGATAGTCAAAGAATATCCAACAGCGTCTGCTCATTGTGGTCATTTTAGGTCGTTATTGAATGAGTTGGCATTGAAAAAGGATTTCAAGCCAGATATCATCTATGTGGATTATCTGAATATCTGTGCATCGAGTAGGTTTAGAGCCAGTGCTGCTGTGAATTCTTACACATACATCAAAGCCATCGCAGAAGAATTGAGAGGGCTTGCTGTAGAATGTAATCTGCCTATTGTATCAGCAACACAGACAACAAGGACAGGATTTGTGTCAACTGATATTGGTTTGGAAGATACATCAGAATCCTTTGGTCTACCAGCCACAGCAGACTTGATGTTTGCATTGATATCTACCGATGAGTTGGAAGAGTTGAACCAGATGCTGGTAAAACAACTAAAGAATAGATACAATGATCCAACATTGAATAAGAAGTTTATTGTTGGTGTTGATAGAGGCAAGATGAAGCTGTATGATGTAGCACAAACAGCTCAAACAGATTTGGTAGATACAGGCCAAGAGGAAGAAATTGTTGACCGTTTTGCAGACTTCAAAGTTTAGAATAGTAGAGCGTGAAGAATTTTATACAAGACCTGAAGATGCTAAGCGATTGTATGCTGAAGTTATAGACAGATACGGCACCAACTTTGATACATTCATAGAGCCATCGTGTGGCGCCGGTGCGTTTCTAAATCTGATGCCGTCTAACAAGATTGGTATTGATATCAAGTTTGGTGTAGATTTCTTTGAGTGGGAGTTTCCTCCTGGCAAAAATATTGTTATCGGTAATCCTCCATTTGGTAGGAAGGGTAAGATAGCAATGCAGTTTCTCAACAGGTGTGCTGAGCATAGTGATGTTGTGGCTATGATATTACCGAGTATCTTCTCCAAGTTTACCTTTATCAACCGAGTGAATCCTGTATTGCATTTGGTGTATGAAACTCCTGTAAGAGAGTTTGTAACACCAGACGGAGAGCCCTATTCGGTCAAGTGTGTTTTCCAGATATGGGAGAACAAGTATCCACAACTACGACCAAAGATAATCAGGCAGTCCAGTTGTCCTCAGTTTGATATGATACACAGGCATATCTCCAGAACAACACCAGAAGAACTAGAGCAACTCAAACAAGAGTATGACTTTACCATAGCACAGATAGAAGGTAAGGTGGGTGATACAAATGTTACAAAAGGCAGTCAGTTTTTTGTGAAGGATAATACACCAGATAAGTCAGTAAGAAGTGTGATGGAACGAGTAGATTTTTCAGGCCTGAGTAAACATCATGTTGGTGCTACATCATTGACTAAGGCAGATATTGTAGAAGGATATTTACTTAAACTCTAAGATAGTTTTACAAATGGGCCAAACAGACGTTACAAATCTTGAAGATAGATTTTCAGATTTTAAAGTTTAATCTTTGGCAATAACAAAACGAGCTGACTTTGCCGTTCTAGATCCAGTATATTGAAATATAGCTCTACACACATTATTTTGTTCTTCTCCGGTAGGAGCTTTAAAGTATGTGGTCATTTTCTTTCTTATTTCATTCATAGTTGTTAGTGCGCTAATAGCTCCCATATCATCATTGAATTGTTTTTTATCTTTGTTATTTCCTTTTTTACCTGAGGCATAAAGTTCTGCACCACCGCCAAACTTTATATATTTTTCTGCATCTGCTTTAAATTTTTTCATTCCTGCATTCCATGTTCTTTGGAAATCTCTTGAAAACCCTCCAGTTCCTTTAACAGAATCTATAAGTTGTATAAAGAGCGGAATACTTGCGACTTGACCACCCATGGCAGAGGCACCATCATATTTTAATGTCATTTTAATTCCACCGCTCGGTTTGCCATTACTGGCGGGGGTAGCTCTGAAGTGTAATACTCCTGTTTTCTTACCAGATTTTATGTTTATATAGATATCTCTACCTCCAGAATATGGTTCTGTCCATTCAAAAGATGTTGCCGTTGCTTTATAAGAACCTGTCATTCTTTTCCAAGATGTGTTTACACCTAAACAGAAAGTTTGAGCCAGTAATTCATTTTCAGCCTTTCTGCTAAAGTTTACCTTTTCAATAATTACATGGTTTGTAACTTTTTTAAGTGAAAGTGGAAGTAAATCTCCTGATAATATTAAGTTTTTTACTGTTCTATTTAGAACTGCAAATGTTAAATTATCTTTTTTTGTTTGTGGGTCCTCAAGAAGTTTCTGTAAAACTCTTTTAGATTTATTTGAGGCAAAATATATATCGGCAGGAGTCCATTTATTAATATCTCCAAAATAGGTTCCCGATGCGCCTACTACTTTTGCTGATTGGGCATTAGCAGATTTAAATAAAGCTGCCAGGACCTTCATTATATCCTCATCTCCATGTTGATAAAATAAATTTTGCCAGCCTGGTCTTTGTATCTTTGCAAAATCATTATCAATTTTTTCAACCTCATCAATTACTTCTCTTGCAATCAGTAGAGATGAAACAAACCAACTTGGTTTCTTGTTTACATAATTTATAATTTGGGCTCTTGATTTGGTGGTGTTGACTTGATTTAAATTATAACCTTCTTTAATTATATCACCATATTCTTTAAAAAATGCTTTAGAATCCTTACTACTCATATAAGGAGTAAATTGTTTTTTAGTTTGAAATGCACCTAACCTATCTGCTATATAGCAAAACATTGCCTGTGCGCCTTCAGCCTCATCTGTTGCAGCTATAGTCATAGAATCTTCCTCTGGTATGCCATACAAATATTTATAGAAGCATAAATATGGAAGAAGAATAAAATACTAGATTAATATGCTAATATGTCAAAGACTACACAAAATCGACACAATTTTGACATAAACATAATAATGTCAGGATATAGACATAATTTAGACAAGACATTTAGCCCTGGATGTGATACCATATATAGATAAG